GTACGGATCCCGGACTCGAACAGCAGCAGGTCCGAGGCGCGGATGATGTGCACCACGTCCTCGTTGGTGCCGGCACCGAGGGTCGTCGGCATGTTCGGGTCCGTGATGACGGGCAGGCCGTGCATCTGGCCGACGACCTGCTCGGCGGCGACCGCACCGAGGGTCGCCATGGCGTTCTGCGGGTTCCCGGCGTCCGGCACGACCAGGGGGCGGCCGTTGCTGTCGGACGCGGCGAGCAGGTACGCCCAGCGCCGCGGGTGCATGACGATCGCGGTCGGCGGCATGAAGCGCTGCGTGTGGACCCGCTGCACCGCGTCGGCGATCTTCGAGTAGAGCTGCGCGACAGTCGGCGTCGCGTTGGTGTAGGTGATGGTGATGATGTTCGACGTGCCGCGCACGCCGGTGACCTGCCCGGACGAACCGGACCCGGAGATCACCTGCAGGTCGGCCTTCGTCGCGTAGTCCGCGACCAGGTCACGGAACACGACCTGATCGAAGGAGATCGGCGACTGGTCGAGGAGCTGGATCGCGATGTCCTGCTGACCGGCGATCGTGCGCACCGGGGCGGTCACGAAGTCGTCCGTCAGGTCCGTCTCCGAGACAGCCCCGTTGTCCGCGGTCTGCACCGCGGCCGTGGTCCCGGTCGCGACCCGCGGAATGTTGATGCTGTCGGTACCCGGGGGCAGCGCCTCGCCGTTGCACAGGTTCGCGTAAGCGCGACCCGCGCGGGCCAGGTCGATGTACTGGCTCATCAGCCACAGCGGCGGCACGAAGTAGCCGCCGGCGCCGTCGGTGCGGGTCAGGTCGCGGTACTCGGGGGTCGTCGTCACGTCCACGGCGTGACGCTGCAGACGGTCGCGGGCGCTCCCGTCGCCGTCCATGTTGAGCTGCACGCGCGCCAGGTCCTGCAGGTACGAGCGGCCGTTGTTGCGCTCGTAGATGCGGGACTCCGACACGGACTCCACCCGGGCCTGGGCGCGCTTGACCGCGGCGGCGCCGGCAGTGACCTGCCGCTCCCGGTCGGACTCCTCGGACAGCTCGCTGATCCGCTCGTCGAGGCCGCGGAGCTCCTCGTCCTTGGCCTTGACCTGGGCGGTCAGCTCACGGAACTCGGAGTCCTCCTCGGGCAGGAGGTCCTCGCGGGCCTCTTCCTCGGCGAGGTCGGTGATGGCCTTGCGCTGCGCCATGATCTGCGCGCGCTCGTTCGCGGCCTTTTCGCGCCGGGCGACCAGGCGCTTGAAACGCTCGTCATTCGCCATGACGTAGCTCCCTTTTCGGGTCGGATTGATAGGACGACGGCCAGTGCCAGGCCGGGTGAAGCCGTCGTCAGCCAGTGCCAGGCGCGCGACAGCGACCGCGATCAGTGCCAGACCGCGGTTGAGTAGGTGGGGACGCCGTCAGTCGGCGTCGGTGAGGTGCTTGCGCAGGTGCCGTTCCACGGCGGCGCGCTGCTCCTCGGGGATATCGGACTGCGGCAGCCTCGACAGGGCGTAGCGGACCGCAGCCAGGTTCGCGGGAGAGCCGATACGGCCCTCGTGGTGGGCGAACCGGTACGACGCCTTGTCGTCCGGATCGCCATCCGGGTCGACCCAGGCGTGCATGTACCGCAGCACGACCTGCTCCGACGGGGCCGCTTCGATCGCCGCCCGCCGGTCCATCGAACCCTCGGACACCGCGGTGGAGTGCGCGGGAATCGCCGCCGACAGGCGGAGCTCCTGAATGTCGTCCTCCATCGCGCGGGCCTCGGCGACCGACAGTCGCGGTCGCTTGCGCGGGCCTGCGGCGGCACGGTGGAGGGCGATGACGTTGTCGCGGGCCCGCACGATCCGGTCCAGGTCGGGGGCGCCCTCGCTGCGTAGCTCGGCCATCGCCGCGTCCGGGTCGAGCGCCGCCAGCAGCTCCAGGGCATCGCTGGCGCTGTTCAACTGGACGGACGTGGCCGGGTTCGCGCCGAAGTTCACCACGGAGACGTCACCCTTGTGGAGGGAGACCTCCATGAGGCGACGGTCGGTGTAGTCGTCGTTCCACTCGTCCTGCTTGACGCGGAACGCGAAGGACATCTCGTCCATGTCGCCGCGGTCCATCTTCGGAGTGAGCCGCTGCACATCCGGGTCCGACGGATCGAGCTGCGCCTCGACGTGCAGGCCCTGCGAGTCCGTCGCCAACTGCAGCGTCCCGGACTTCGTGCGGGCCAGCGGCATCCCCGCATGGTTGATCAGCAGGTGCAGGTCGGGCTTGGCCGACAGAGTCGCGTCGAAAGCCCGCGGGTCGACAGTCTCCGTCCAGCCGATCGGGGCGCCACCCATGACGTCGTAGGACCGGTTGAACACGGCCGCGTACCCGGTCAGCGTCAGCTGCCCGCCCGCTGCGCGCAGTTCGAACTGGCCGGATGCGATGCCGCGGCGTTCCGGGGAGTCCCGAAGTTCTCGCCGGTCAACCATGATTCCCCCTCGGGGTCGGAACGAGCTTCAGGTGACCGTCGTCGTCGAGACTGCGGATCGCCGGAGGCGAGATTTTCGCGCCGGCTGCAATCGGCAGCGGCGTGTAGTCGGTGCCTGCGTCTCCCGGCAGGGGCGGCTCGTTCTCCGTCGCACGCAGTCCGTCGACGTTGTCCCAGCCGATGAGGCGCTTCTTCTCGTGCACCTCGAAGCGGGTCTTCAGGTCGGCCCTGACGAGGACGTCCGCGTCGAACTTCACGTACTGGCCGCGCGGCAGCAGCGCCGACAGGTGCGATTCCAGTAGGGCAAGCCACGGCAGCAGCGAGAACTGCACGAGTTCGATCTGCCGCTGCTCGGGGCTGCTGTAGGACAGGTTGCCGCCGGTCTCGCCACCGATCATCTCCGGCGGGATGCCGTAGACCGCGGCGATCTGGCTGGCGGTCAGGCGCATCGTCTGCACGAACTGCGCCTCGTTCGGGGAGATCGCGAACGGCTCGTACTCCCAGTCCTTGCCGTACACGATCGGCTCGTGCGACTGGATCGCCGACACCAGGCGTCGCTTGATGACAGTCGCGTCCGCCTGATCCACAACCTGGTTGGTGTTCCGGAACCGGCCGGGCGGAACGCCACCGGAGCGGTACCAGTCGTCGGAGAACTTCTGCGCGGCCAGCCCGGTGCTCACGGTCGTCGAGTAGGCGCCAAGCGGCGACATGCCCCACACCCGGCCCGGAAGCTGGAACCAGGGGATGTGGACGATGTCCTCGGGCGGCAGCAGTTCACCGAAGTAGAAGAACTTCGGGTTCGTGAACGACCCGGGCTCGCCCAATGGCGCCATGCGGTCTTCGCACGTCACCCAGGCCGGGTCCAGCCACTCGATCGTCGTCGGGTACTCCAGGTAGTCCCGGGAAGTGACCAGGCCGACCGCGTTCCCCCGGTAGGCCAGGCTCGTCACAGCGCGGAACACCCAGTCGTGCAGTGTGCCCTGCGCGCAGGGCTGCGTGAGCAGGGAGCCGTTCGACAGCTTCTGCGGCGGACCGTCAGTGGCCTGCCGGTACGTGTACACGGGCACTGCGGAGATGTTCGCCGCGAGAAGCCGGCCGGCCGCGAGGACCGCCCCGAGGCGCAGCGCGCCTTCCTCGCTCACCGCGCTCGGCGACGCCAGGTCGGTCGCGGGCCAGGACACGGATGACGTGTCGAGTCGGCGCTTCTCCTGCCCGCTGTCGCTGCTCGCGGTGAACATGCCGCGGAACGGGTTGCGCATGAGGCCGCCCCCTTTCCGGGTCAGAACACGCTCTTCAGCAGGTCGTAGGATGCTTCTTCGAGTAGGTGCGAGCGCATCTCGAACGCCCAGCGGGCCACGGACATCGCCACCAGCGGGGACGTGTCGACCTCGGCGCCTTTCGGGGTCCAGGCGATCGTGTCGCCCGTTGCTCTCGTCTTCGCCCCAGCGACCGCAGAGTCCAGGTGCCGGGCCGGGATGTACCGGAAGTTCTCCTCGCGGACCGCTTCGAGGATCTGCCCGGTCGCCGCGGCCATCTCGATCGCCCCAGTCACCGCAAGGTCCCCGGGCTCCGGGTTGTCCTCGTCGTCGGGCCGCTTGAAGCCGGCCTTGTCCAGGTCGGTCTCCAGGAACGCGAACGTCCCGCGGCCCATGCTGATCGCGATCGGACCGAGCGCGTTACGCAGCTCAACCAGCCGCGGCACCAGCCACTTCGTGCCCGGCCGGTAGTCCGCGAGCTGCGCATGCCCCAGCCCGTCCGCCCGATGCCCGTACACGCACACCGCGGCGTAGTCCCGCAGCGGCGACAAGTCCACGCCCAACGCCAAGGACCCGGTGCGCTGCGACGCCTCATCGGCGAGCCGCGCCCACACCGCCGGATCGATGACCTGATTCCCGCGGGCGACCTGCGGCCAGATACACAGCCGCTCCCTCGCGAACCCGGCATCGCCCATCGAGCGGCGCTCCCGCAGGATCGTCTCCTCGGTCAGCCGCATGCCCAGCGCCGGGTTCGAAGCGGCCCATAGGTCCCGGTCGTCGAGGTCGATGTCGTCCAGGTGGTCGAGGTCCCCGGCGACGCCCCAGTCCCGCCAGCCCAGCGAGTCGTCTCCGCCGGCGTCGGCCCGCTTCTTCAGCGCGAACATCACCTCGCCCGACGCGCCGCTCAACGGCGGCGACGACGTGTAGATGATCTGCGCGTTGGGGCGCGCGGCCATCGCGGGCATCAGCGCGTCCTGCTGCTCCATCGTGTACGCGAAGCTCTCGTCGATGATGACGAGGTCCCCGGAGAAACCACGACCCGAGCCCTTCGAGCGGGCGACGAACTTAATGCGGGCCTCGGTGTCGGCCCGCTCGAAGCCCTCTTCCCCGTTGGTGTTGACGATCTTCACGGGGACGCCGTCGACGTCCCACAAGTTCTCGTTGTTCGGATTGACCTGCCGACCCAGGCGCTTGATCAGCGTCCGCATCCGGCGGAACGCCTCCATCGACGTCTTGTACTCGTGCGCCGACCACATGATCAGCTGCTCGCCCAGCAGCAGGAACCCAGCCAGCACCCGAATCTCCAGGATGCTGCCCTTACCGTTCTGCCGGGCCACGATCTCGCCGTACTCGTAACAGGCCCACTTGCCGTCCGCCCGACACGCCAGCAGCAGATCGATCGCATCCGCCTGCCACGGATCCGGCGTCAACCCCGCCCGCGCCGACAGCTCACACGCCTCCGTGCCGAACGTCCACGCATACGGCGGATGCAGATCAACCCGCGGCTTCCTTGCGCCGGTCCGCGATACGGGCGGAGAGATCCGAGACACCCGAACCCCCCGCCGCCTTCGCACCCGGGACGGCCGGCGAGCCCGTCTGCCCGCCGGCCGTCCTCTGACCCTGCCGCAGCTCCGCCAACATGCCCTTAAGGGCCGTCTGCTGAGCCCGAGCCTCCGCCAAAAGGCCCGTCATACGCCCGAGGGAACCCTCATTGCCCTCGGATTCCTGCACGTCGTCCTCGAACCCCTCCGAGACCGCCCGCAGGAGCCTGTCCAGATCGTCCAGCCGGTCAGCGACCCGGCACGCCTCCTCCAGCAGCACCAGGTGCCCGGGCGTGAGTTGCGCCGAGTCCGTCGACTGCGTCCACATGCGCCGGCCGCGCGCCTGCAAGCCTGGCGGAAGGTCCGGCGTAGCGCTGTCCACCGCCTGCACCTCCGAGTAGAGTGGAAAACCGCAGGTCGGCAGCCGGTTCGCGTGTCATCGCAGAGACCGGGCAGCGACGTTGCAGCCCCCAAGATCATCGGGCTCCCCTTGAAAAAACAGCGCGGGGGGAGAGGATTTTCAGTGTGGGCGGGGTCAAGAGGGGGTCTGGGTAAAAAACGGACATCCTGCACGTTTGTGCAGGTCAGAGGCTTGATCGTCACAGATCCGAGGCGTTCACGCTGAACGCCGACACCCTCGTCCGGCTGCCTGGCCTGGTCCTCTGCTTCTGGGACTTGCTGCTGTTGCACCGCCTGTGGGCGAGCCGGCAGTTGGCCCGGTCGAGCGGATCCCCGCCCTGCCACAGCTCCACGACGTGGTCGACGGTGCGGCTCATCCGATGCTCACGGGGCAGCGTCTGGTCGACCCATTTACGGCACCACCAGCAGACCTCTTCTTCGGCGAAGACCTGCGCCTTGAGCTTGGTCCATGCGGTGCCGGAGCGTCCGAGGCTGTAGCCCATGGCGCCCCCTGTCGTGGCCGGGCATGCGGAAGGCCCCAGCACTGGGGGTGACTGGGGCCTTCGCTGCGCACCTGCATCCGGGCATGCCGGATGCGTTGGGCACAGTGTTACAGCAGGTCAGGATGCTGGTCAAGTCTTCTCTTGTCGGCGTATGCCACGACTTCCGCAACGTCGACCAGCGCTCGGCCTCGGGAGTCGTACCCGCGGTGGGTGATGTAGTTCCGGTGGAGCCAACTGCGGACGATGGCGGGCTTCACGCCGGCTGCGAGCGCTGCGGCGTTCGTATCGACGATGACGCGTTCGGCTGTGCCGTTCATGCTGCGTGCCCTTCGTCTTCGTTCATCCAGGTGCGGAGCTGGAGCCAGGCACTGGGCGGGTAGACGGTGCGGCAGCGGCGGCATTCGACGTGGGTGGTGCCGGGCGGTACGCGCAGTGTGGTGCCGCAGGGCTGGTCACCGTCGATGAGCGCGGGGCACGGGCCGAGGGGCACGGTGTGTTCGGGCGGGTCGATGACGGCGAGCGCCTGGGTCTCGGCCTGCCGGATCTCCCGTGCGAGGTCGGCGCCTTGGTCCCAGGTGAGGCTGATCCAGGTGAGGTTCTGCTGGATGGAGTGGGCGGCGCGGCCTATGCGGGCGGGGATGTCGCCGGCGCGGGTCGGGGTGGTGAAGCCGCGTTCGGCGTGGATGGCCTGCTGCCAGTCTTCGAGGATGCCGACGATTCCTCCGGGCCCGCGGAGGCTGAGGACGTGTTCACGGACGGGCAGGGGCGCGTCTACGGCCCGGGTGGTGCCGTGTTCGGGGCTGCGGCTGCCGGGTGCGAGCCATGCGGCGAGGGCCTGGTGGAGTTGCGGCATGCGGTTGAGGGTCTGGCCGAGGTGTCGGGTGCAGCCGGGGCAGAGCTGGCTGGGGACGTCGGTGGTGTGGCCGCATGCGGCGGTGGTGCTGGCGGTGCTGGTCATCGTCGGCTCCATGGTGCGGCGGGGCGTTAGGCTGATCGGCATCGCTGTTGTGAGGGGCGCCCTGGTCTTGGCGGACGGGATGGGCGCCCTTCGGCATGTCAGGGGGCAGGGTCCTTGCCCTGCTG